GCCTCTTTAAATCTTTTAGGAATTACCATGTCGCTTCATCCTTTCCGTTAAATTTTGAACCTTCGTTCTCAAATGTCTTTTTATAAACCCATTGATGCTCTAAAAAGCAACCATGATTGTGAGTTTGTTTTTTCTTTTTATTTTTCTTCCATACTGCTAGATGCTGAAAAGCTCTTTTTAAATTCTCTTCGGTTTTATATAATTTCAATAAACCTTTATATTCATCATCGGTTAATAATATATTTTTATAAATTCCATATTCTTTCTTACTTATAACATTACTATTACCTTTACTTATACCATTAACATTAGGATGTAATTCTTTGTAATTACATTTAATTACATCCTCTGAATCTATTGATACATAAGGACTTTTAGCTTCATTAGGATGAATAGGCTGATGTTTCTTAAAATTAACTATGTTTAATAAATTCTTATTATTGTAATTACATTTAATTATAAGCTTATTAGATATTAACTCTTCTATATTTTTATCTATATTAGATTTTAAATAAGGCAATATTTGTATTTTGATAAAATCATTATCGTCTTCTATATAACCCTCTCTATCAGCAAGACACCACATACCAATAAATAATATTTGAGATGTAGGGGATAATCGACCTGTTTTAGGGTCAGAGAAAAAATCTGGCTTAATTGTTCTTTTTCGCATCTGAACCTCCTTTATGTAGCTCCGTATGGTGTTTTTTACAATATGTTATTCCGTTTGCTACATTAAATCTTTCTTTTGGATGTTTTGCAAAGCTTTTTATATGATGCGCCTCTAGGTTGTTTGCTTTACAACCAGCAATTTGGCATTTATAATTATCTCTTTTATAGACAGATTTTCTCCATGTTTTATATTGTGATGAGTTTCTAATTGTTCTATTTGCTGGTGTTATTCCACCCATCCAATTCCAATGCCATTTTCCTTTTTTAGAACATTGAAGTTCTATAAAATAAGGAATAAATATTTTATTCTTTTTGATAAAATGTATTCTATCTTTAAAAATAGCTATATCTCCATGAGAAATTTTATCTCCTATATGAAAAGAAATGCTATCTAGATCTATTTCTAGAGTTCCTGCAACAGAACACTCAGCTAAAAAGTACTCCCATAAGCATTTATGTTTAGGTTTAAGTTTACGATACCAGGTATCTCTGAACTTCTCAGAATCTGTAAATCTTTTTGACATCTTCGCTACTCCTTATAATGGTGGCAGGGCATTTTTCAATGCAAAAATAAGAGCGAGTAGCGACACTTCCCTCATTTCCTGCCATAATATAATTAGATTTTTTCATTTCGCTACTCCTTAAAAAATACTTATATAGATTAAATATAAAATTGTCAAGTAAAAAAATAATTTATTTTAATTTTTTATTAAAAAGATATTTATTTATACGGATATCTAAAGAATAGACTTAACTCTTCGGCTCTTCTAGTGATTAAACCGCCGCCATTAGATATTCCAAAATTCCACTGTTTATATATTTCTTTATAATCTTGCTTTTTAAGAGCCTTGTGGAGCGATGGGTTCCTTTTTGTAAATAATCCCCCACAATTATAAATCAAGCTACTAAGGGCCTCTCTTTGGTTATTATTTAACCATACATAAACATCAACTAAAGGTTTTACTTCTTTATTACAGTAATCATAAAATATTTCATCAGCATATTCTTGAGAAATTTTATCTCCTTCTTTTACTGCTTCCCCATTTGGATAGTGGGTGTTACCATTACCAATAGTCCAAACCCCTCTTGAACACTTGTATGCTACGAGGCTAAATCCTTCAAACTGTTTTATTAAATTATAATTCATAATTATTACCCTTTATATATTTAATTCTTAGTTTACACTTAACAGTTCTTCGATCATGTCGTTTATTTCTTTTAATCGACTTTTTAATAGCATCTGCTTGTTGTTTTCTACTCATTTGCAGTTATCCCTACACATTTTAATTTGTTTTTCGGCCTTGTCATAATTATATGGTTCATAAGATTCTCTCTCAGTTGTGGAGCATATTATCTCATCACACCTCATAATAACCTCATCTTCATTTAAGTTTATTAGCTTTGTGCAACTTGTCAATGTCAGTATCATCAGCAAGAGTATCATTCTTTTTTTTGTCATATTTAACCCTTTCTTCTAAGGCTTCAGTTTTAACCCTTTTACCACCTGCTATATATGCCTTATAAAGTAATGCTAACATTCCAACTATAAAAGCACCTGCAATATATAATTTTGTTTTTAATTTTAATATCCACATATTATCTCCTAAACTTTTCTATTGCAGTTCCAAGTCCAATCATTCCACCACCTGCAACAATTAAACCTGATAAAATTTGAGTTTGGTTATTTGTTATTTGAACATCATACCATAATACCCAAAAAGCAGTTGGAACTGATAATATAAAAATAATAACTCCTATAATTCTTTTAGAACTAGTGTTTCCGTCATCATCGCAAATCATTTTATCTGTCTTTTTAATGATTGTACTTAATATTTTTTTAATTTTTTCCACAAGTCTTTCCCTTATTGTTTAAATTTCGAATATAATATGGTATAAAACAATTTTAATTTAGTTGTCAAGTTTAATCTGTAACGACATGCCCCTGAGCCATCATTTGAAAGTCTGTTAAATCAGTTAAATCATCTTGAACTAACAACTCTAAAGTATCTCCAGGCTCTAGTCTTATTGTTACACCATGCTTAGACTGTCCTGCGTAGGTATTTCTAAATCTATAACCATTCTCTCCAGATGGAGCTTTTGTAGTATATTGAGCATCAAAGCAAATTAGAGCAATATCTCCATTGGATTTTACAGTCCATATATTTTGAGTTGTACCGTTTACATGCCTTAAAATACAACCGTTATCGAGCTTATCTAAGCCCCCAAACTTTCCATCGTCCATTGCAGAGCCATCTGATATATTACCCATTATTCTAGTTATATCAATTTCAACTCCAGTACCAACGCCTACTCCACCTATTTGAAAGATTACAGGATCTGCTAAAGTTCCAAGTTTATTTAAATGAGAATCTGCGACTATTACGTTTGAACTAACAGAAGGAAAGTCATTATCAATAGGCGTGTCGAGCGTTACATCTAAGGTATCAATAGAAACAACCTCTCCAAAATAGAAAATGCCACTAGGATTAGTTAGACCTATAGTAGCACCTACTATCATACCAGTTGTTTGGGTAACAGATATTACTATATCTCCTATTGAAGCGTCTGCTGTTAATGTTGTAAAATTATTAGGATCAGCATTTAAGAACTTTAAATCTAAAGCTCTTGTATGTTGATCTTGTACATTTACTGGTAACGCTCCATTAGCTTCTGGTACCACTCCGTTTATACTAACATTTAGAGCGTTGTTTTCTACGGTTGCTACATTCCCTGCATCAACAGAAGCATCTTCTTTTACGTCCGTAATTCTTGTGTCTAAACTCATGATGTTTCTCCTTTTTTCTGTGTTTTCCTAATTTCCCATCTATGTCTCCATTGATAATAAGCATCTACAGCCTTAAATAGTACATAAAAAAATGTTAATATTGTTATAAGAACCCCTAAATAAGTATTTACTTGGGCTGTCCAAGCTGGAGCTGTAAAACCTACTGGTATTATAACCGCGTCTTTTGGTGTTATCATTGTGTGCTTCATTTTTTTTCCTTCATAATTTTCTTTAAATACCAGGTTGGTAATAATTCCCCTTCATACTCAAAACCTTCTAATTTGTTTAGAATATGTCTAAAACTCCTTAAACAGTTTAATCTTAACCCTAAAGTCTTTAATTGTCTAGCTTTTTGTTTTAATAGTATATCAATATCATTCTGAGTTATAATACTTATAGGATATCCTGTGTCTATTACTACGTACTTTCTCTCTATATCAGTAACGTTATATTCTAGTTCTTGAATTGTAGATTTATCGTATCTAGCCTGGAATAGTTTATTACCAACTATCATCCCAAAACTTGCTACTGGCTCTGAAGGTAAACTAATAGTCGTTTGCTGTAAATTAACTGGAATATGGAATATAAGATTTATATTTTTTTTACTTATACTATGTCCCCTAAGTATTCTTTTATGTGATAAGTATATACCTATAAGGAGCAACCCTATGTTATAAGCCCAAAATGCCATAGGACACATATAAGTTATACTCCAATCTACCAAAGCTACAAAAATAATATGAAGAGTTAAAAGAGCAAATATACTTCTTTTAGCTATATCTTGATTTTTTAACCATAACCATGCGAAGTAAGCTATTAGTGCTAATTGAACCTGTAAATAAGTATCAGTTAAAAACACATTATCTGTATAAAATGTTAATATATCTAAAAATATAACTGATAAAATTAAAATCATTACCCTGTTCCTCTTGGTTTTTTAACTAATACATGACCGCCTCGATGTTTATTGTTTCTAAATCCCGCTAATTTTATAGCCTCTTTCTCTAGGCGTTCCTCTTCTAAGCGCTTTTCTTCTTCAAGCTCTTTCTTGGTCTTAGTTATTAAAGATACTTTTCCTTTTCTAGGCATTATACAGTCCTTCCATAAGTAGGATAATTCGGAGTTGCAATAAACGTCTCTACTTGAGATAGATCATAATTATCAATATCCGTCTTTTTATCTCTTAATAGGGTTTCATTAGAAGCTATTACCGCCTGCACCGCCTTTATGAATACTAAACAGCTCGCCTTATCGGCAAAAGTTATCTTTGTTCTAGGTAAGTCCATAGTCCAATCAAAACTATCATCTATATCTAAAGCAACGTTAGTAATCTTTTTATTTATTTCATTACTAGTTTTCTCTGTATTGCTTATGGTATATTCTACCGTTTCGTATGTAAAAGACAAGCCTTGATCGCAATATTCTGTATAGTTTGTCTGTAATATATCGCAAGCACTTTTCTTAGCCTTACCTAAAATATAATTATTTAACTCGCCTGAAGATGGAACTCTATAGCCATCTCTGTAAAAATCCTCTCCAAAGTCAGGAGCCTCTTCGATAGTTATTCCATCTTTTGTTCTGTATTCCATTATTGTTTCCTTCCATAAATATAGCCGTTTAATCTAACCAATATAGATTTTATTGATCCACTTACCTCTGTTGATATTGTTCCTGTGCTAGTTCTTACCCCAGTTAGACTAGAGTCTGAGTTTCTAGCATTGGAGTTGATAACACCAATCCACATTTTACTATCATTCCCATCATATATAAACATATCTCTAGGAGAGGCCACATCTGTATATAAGAAAGCAACACCAAGAAGCTCGACATCTGCCCCACTAGGAACCGACATATTTCTTAAGGTCTTAGCTGTAGTTGTGCCAGAGACATCTGTTACATAATTAGCATAAATAGTCATTATACCTGATCCACCTAAATCAGTATTTATAAATTCTCTTATTTGTGAGCTTGCGTTTGTTTTGTAAGCCCATAAAGTTCTGCTTGTACCAGTTGCAATAGATGTTTCTATTGTTGTTACACCACTAGAATTAACATTTACAAAATATGGTGTATTAGCTGACATTGATGTTGTAACACTAGCGTTAGCTTGAACTGTAATGTCTGCTGAGTTTTCATAATTTCTAACTTTACCTGCTGGAATACTAAGGGTGGTTGCATCTACCCATTGAGGAACAGACCCTGTCGTTTCCCATTCTTCTAATTTCTGAACAAATACAGACGTATTTGTAATAGTAAAACTAGGATATGTTCCACTTACTCCTATTCCAGTACCAGCATTTAAAACTACTGTTTTGTCATATAAATTAGAAGATCCTTCTGCTAAATTGTTTGTATTCTTTAATAAGAATAGCTCAGTTGCAACTTCTAAAGGCGTCTTAGCCACATAAAGTCCGCTACCGTTAGCCCTTATATAAGTATCTGCTACTGAAGGTAATTGTCCTCCACTAGATACGTCTTTATTCTCTAAAGCGTTTGCTGAAGCATTCCATCCTAATAATTGTCCAGCAACAGCTTCAGGGAAGTCTAAGCTTCCTGAATAAGTAGAACTATCTGATAATCCCCATTTTCTATCTACCCTAGTAGATAATTCTTGTATAAATACAACCTGAGCGTTTAATTGTCCATTCAATGTAATTGAGAAGAAGTCTCCTGCTTGTTGAAAGTTCTGATCTACTCTTTCAACTATGGCTGATCCGAATAGAACTAAGTCATCCTCTACTGCAGTAGCTACAACTAACGTAATGGTTCCGCCTGTTTCCACTCCTACGTCTTGAACTGTATAATCTGTAGTTAGAACTAAATCTACACCGTTTTTATTTACAGTAATATCTTCTTTATTAGCTATAGGAAAATCGTAAACATATACAGTATTTACATTTCCTGTATATTCTATTCTTCTATCGTTTGGTTCTATGTTTATACTTGTCATTTCAACATCTCCTGTACTTCGTTAAAGTTTTTTTGCACACCTTGATTTACTTTGTTTCTTAATTGCGGAAACTCATCGTAAACTTGGTTTTTAGCCATAGATTTATAAGTATCTACAATCTGACCTAAGAACTTTTCTTTAAACTCGTCAGGTAATTCAAAGTAATCTTCGCTTTCGTCAGCCTTACCAGTAACTAGAGCGTTTAAATAATCTTTAGCTCCTAAGCCTCCGAACTCTTCCATTTTTAGGCCGTTACCTGATAATTCTAGTAATCTTGAATAAACTTCTGGCATTTCCTTTAAATCTACTTTAGCAGAAAAGCCTCCTCTTGTAAAGCTTTGTTTATAGCCTGGTCGAGTTACACCTGCATTAAGTCTAATTATCTCCTCGTCTATAGGGTTTTCGTTAACCGCAGATATAATAAAAGGATTAACAAACTGTAGCATTCTTTCGCTTAGTTTATTTCCTTCTCTATATGTAAGTTCTTCTCCCCACATATCTCTTTTTACAGGTAAAGTCTTAGATAAACCTAGAGCAGAATCCTTAAATGCGTCTGTTAAATCTACTACGTATCTTCTTTTTTCGTCCCATGCTTTTCTCGCGTCTTTTTCTATATTAGGAATAAACGAAGTAGCCATAGACCTACCTACTCTTTTCATTTGAGCTGATACATCTCCGCTAAATGCTGGATCTAAAACTTGTAATAAGTCAGAGAATCCTGTTAGATAAGATTTATTAAATACTTCTTGAGACATCGCTAAAGGTAAAGAGGCCATTAAGTCGCCTATTTGTTGTTCTTCATCTTCGCCTAAACCGTACATATCAAAGGCTAATAGTCCTTCTGTCATAGTAGCTCCTAAGCCCAATAATGTACTTAAAGGTTCCATTCCTTGATAAGAATAGTATTTATCTCCTGCTTTAATAGAGTAAGGCTTCCATCCTTTTCTCATCCAGGCTTGTCTTATTGATCTATCTTGAGGCCCTGCTCCAGTTATAACTCCATCGCTTGAAAGTGAGGCCGCTGTCCATAAAACACCTGTACCTGTTGACATTCTAGCTCGAGCTAAGGCTTTTCTTGCTCCGCCTGCTGCTATATCGTCTCTATAAGTCCTATATAAAGGAGCTAGAGGAGAAGATTTTAAACCCATATTAAATACGTTAATAGGAGTTCTAACAAAAGGAACTACGAACTTCATAGACTTATTTTTACCTATTAAGCTCTGTAAAGATTTTTCCCATCCATCTAGAGAGTTATTAAAGGTATTAACTAACGCATACTGTCTAGCTGAAGCGTCTATAGCCTCGTCTGCTTGAGTAAGTCCTAAAGTAATAAATCTATCTAGATCTTTACCTTTTAGTCCTTTAGCTAATCCGTTTCTTGTTAATAAAGCACTTTTTTCTGCTTTAAATAAAATAGTATTAAAGAATCCATCCATCGCTGATAAAGCGTTTACGGATAATTTAGCCATTCCGCTAGAATAGGCGTCTAGTCCTGTTCTAAAGAATTGAGGTAATTTAGAATTAGGATCTAATACTTCCGCAGAAGATCTCCTAATAAAACCAGATTCCGCTTTTCCTGTTTGAGTTCCTGTTTTAAATCCTTCTTTAGCCGCTTTCCAACCATCAGAAAATGAATTTAACATATTTCTAGCGAATACGAAGGCCTCTGTTCTAGATACTGCTTCAGGGTTAGTAGCCGAAGCTAAGAACCTATCGCTTACTGCGTTAAAGCTCATAGTAGCGTTTGATACTGTATTTCTTACGTGAGTTCTTCCTGAAGTTAATAATCCGAAAGTTCTTAATTCTATAACCGCGTCTAAGGCTCTAGTTTTCCATCCTCCGTTTACTATAGTGGCTATAGCGTCAGGATTATCTCTTACTTGTAATAAAGATTGAGCTAAACCCGCAGATACATCATTACCTCCAGTTTGAGCAACTATACTATCTATTTGTGATCTCATTTCTTTAGGAACTCCTAGCTCTACATTCCAAGCTTGTAATGCTCGACCTGCTTCTGCCCTAGCTCCTAGTAATTCTTTTTGAGTTGCATGATGAACTGTTAACATTTTTCTAAAGTTATATTGAGCTGCCGTATCTTCAGGAAACTTGGCCGCTATCTCAGCAGTTTCCATAAGTTTCTCTGTAGTAGCGTTATAAAACATTCTAGCTCCTACTGTCTGTTCTTTGTTTAGAGGTTGTCCTGCTCTTCTTTGTAATAGATCAGTAAAGGCTTCTTGAGAGTTTCCTTTTAATATAGCATCTTCATCCGTTACAACTCCTCGAGCCGCCTTCTTAATAGTAGTAGCGTTTACATTCGCAAACTCTTGCATTGCGTTTTTAACGTTCTCAGGAGAATCTATTTTAGCAAAGTTAATTGCTATTTCTTCCTTAGGGCCTACAAGTTTAGGATCTTGAACCTCTCCTGCTGCCTGTTTTAACTTTTTCTTAATAATTAAATCAGGACTTTCTAAGTCTCCTATAATATTAAAGGCTTTCTTTTCAACACCTGCTTCTAAGGCTTGTCCTCCTGTAGGTACTACCCTAGCTGCCTGCGATGGAATAGATTTTTTAGCGTGTCTAAGCATTTTAGCAGTTTTACTTAATAGCTGAATACCTCCGTCTAGCATGATACCCTCTAGACCTTGTTTAAATTTACCTTCTATAAAGCCATCGTCTTCGTCTCCAGCCATCCAATTAGTAAACTCTTTAGCCATAGATCCGTCAGGAACTACTTGATTAAGCATATCTGAAAGTCTATCTTCGTTTTCTCCGAAAGCTATCATATCCGCTAATGCAGCTTTACCTAGATTAAAGGCTATTTTACTTCCTTTTATTGCTTTTCCTGCAGGTAATACCGCCATACCTGTCATGAATTGAGATACGTTACTTATTAGCTCCCCTGTAGTAGATTCTAACTCAGGAGTTAAAGCGGTATCCTTAAATAATTTTAGAACCAAATCTTTATTTGCCTTAGGGTCTGGTAAATGTTTTTCTAGAGACTTAGGGGTTAACCCTTTTACTATATTAAATCCTATAGTATCAGCTATATTTATCATTTCATTACCTGCTTCAGTAATTCCCTTTACAATAGCTTGAGGTGCTTCTACAAGACCCCTAGTTATATCTTTACCTACTTTACTAGCTTTACTCTCTCCTGGAGGAGTTAATCCTTCCTCAGGCTCAAAATCTGGTTGTTTAAAAACATCTTCTTGAGTTTCTTCAACTGGTAAGGCCTCTTCTTTTAGAGTTTCTTCCTGAGCGGATTCTAAACCGAACTCTTCATTAGGCTTATCTGCGAAAAAGTTTTGATCTAATTCGGTTGTTTCTAATTGGCTTATAGCCTGTGTATAATCATTTTCTAGTCCCATTTGTCAAACATCCCATAAAAGTTAAGTAGTTGATCTGATTCAATCTTGAATTGCTCATTTGTTAGTATAATATCTTTGTTCGTAGTATTCAACTTTTTACTGTATTTTTTTACTAAATCGACTTTTCTTGTATCAAATATAGCTTGACTAACGTTAACTTTAGGGTAAACTTTCTTCACTCTAACCGTTCCGTCAGCGTTTTTAGTTGTTTCTGTCTTAGGCTCTCCAATTTTAATACCGAATTTAGCTGCCTCTCTTGGAGGTAGGTTACTAGCTATAGAGTATAGAGCTATATCATAGCCCTCTTGGTTGTTTATAACCTGTCCGTTAAGTTGTAATTCTCTATGAATATCGTTAAATGTAGTAGTAGCCTTAGCTATACTTACAGAATCCTCTATTTTATTAAAGGCCCCAGTCATAGGATTTACAAAAGATCCCTTCATTTGGCCGAATACTTGCTTAGAGTTCTCTACTGGAGTTATAGGTTTGTTATTTATAGATTGTTCTCTATTTCTTAGATTTACATAATCCTCATCACTTACCTCCCTTTGGAAGTAACCATTTAATAACTCTTCTTCTATATCTTCTCCGTTATTGGCCTTAAGTCTTAATCTATTTATAGTTTGCTCGTTACTAGCATCAGGAGCTATAGTATCGGTTAAAACCTTCATTTCAACGAACTGATCTGTTGTTAAATAAGGTTTAGCCTCGTCTAATTCCGCAGATGTCTTCTTAGTTCCAGTCTCCATAGCTTGGAAAAAGCCATTTTCGAACTCGAAGGATTTTAAAGTATCTTCTTTTTCCTTCATTTTTTTCTCATTATCAGATAATTTAAACTCATTATTTAGCTCTGTTGTTAAAGATTTACCTAATTCTGTTAATCTATCTACTGGTAAGAATATATCTAACTTAGTTTCCTCAGTTGTTACTCCTTCAATAGCAGGAATAATAAACTCGTTGTTTCTAATCTTTCTTATAGTAGCTAGTTTATTAGGACTATTTCTAAGAGCGGTTACAGCTGAACTCTTAAGAACATTGAAAGCAAAATCTTCTTCGGCCGCTATTCTTTGTTCAGGAGTATATAGAGGTTTTCCATCTTCTCCTAGCGTAGCATACATTTCATGAACTGTATTTATCCCATCTAAAGCATTTTTAAATGATGAAGACTGAGCTAATCCCTCTCCAAATAATCCGCTAGTAAGCTCGATAGTATTAGCTTCTACTTCATTTTCTTTTCTAGCTGTTAAAAATTCAGCTTGATTATTAACTATAGCTACTTGATTGTCTTTTGCCTTAGTAATATATTTATCATTTAGACTTGTAAACAAACCATTAACCTCTGAACTTATAGCAGAAGGTACTTTTTTCATATAGTTTTTTCTATATTCTTTTATATTTGATTGAACTAAAGCAGGGTTTGCTGCGTCTTTAGTATAGATTTCTCTAACTCTTTGACTAGCCGTAACATTAAACTCTTCTTTAGCTAATTGAAGTGCCTTGCCTTGTAGAAACTCATTAGTTTTAGTCAAGTCATCGCTAACTTGGCCCAGAACCTGAGCTTGAACTTTCGCAAGTGTAGGATCTACCTGAGAAAAGCCGCCTAAACTAGTTGTTCTTCTATCTATACTCATCTTAAATCACTCCCTATATCGCCTGCTCCGCTACTTATTAAAGAACCTGCTCTTGTAAATGAGGTTAATCCTGCTAAATTAGCTGATTTTCTTAATTGACTTGCCTGACCTTCGCTTTGTAGGCTTCTAAGTTCTCCAGTATCTTTAGTAGTTCCTACGTTTATGTTACCAAATCTTAATGTTTGAGTTTGTTCTTCTACAGATCCTGTTCCTCCTCTACCAGCTCTAGCGCTAGCTAGTCTCTGTAAGGTTTGTTCTCTTATCGCGTTAGCATCTTGTAAAGCTTGGACCTCAGCTTGTCTTCCTTGTAAGGCATATTGTTTAGCTGAACCTTTAGCTGCTTCTCGAGAGGCTATTCCGCTACCTATTCCAGCAATTCCACTAGTTATCTTAGCTAAACTTCCTATGGTTGATAATGTACTCATTAAACTAAAAGAGCCTGCAGTTCCGAATAATCCTGCGGTAGCCGCTGTTCCTGCTGCCGCTGCTCCTGCAGTACCTGCCGCTGCTGTTCCTACGGTTGCCGCTGTTCCTGCCGCTGCTCCCCCTGCGCTTGCTGCTGTTGCTGCTGCTCCTAATAATAATGTTGCCATGTTATTTAACTCCTATCGCAAACGCTAAAACCGTTAAAGGTCTCGGATCGTCTTGTGTTATTTCTATTTGTCCTAGTTTATTCCATCCTAACAGTCCTGTCAACTCTTTTTCTCCAGTAAATTCTGGCGGCGCTTGATCCAACGGAGAACCAGCACCTGCTGGACCAAACCCCCTAAAGCTAACTATATTCTTACCGTTTATAGTTAGTGACCCTGTTTCGAATAGTCTCATATCCATTCTAAATATTCGTTTTCTCTTACCTAGCCATGTTCCAAATTTAGGAATTTCTATAGGTAATGTCTTAATATAAGGTTTAAAATCTAAACCTACTTCTAATTTTGTAGCCTCTCGATCTATAGTTATCTCTCCGTCTGTAACTACTTCATCGCTAAGCATAGAATCATCCGCTATAACCTTAACTGTTTTACCTTCTAAATGGTCTAATCCTGTAATAGTGGTAGTAGTATCTGTAAATACTGCGCATGAATCCGTGTTATATTCGTTAGTTAAAACCTCTAAGTAATGCTTAGTTTCGCCGTCTATTTCTCTTTCAACTACTACATAAATATCTTGATCGTCAACAGCTACGGCTTTATATAAACCATCTGTTTCTGATCTAAAGAAAGATCCTATTTTTTGAGTTGTATAAATTGTTCCTATAATTAAAGAGCCATCTTCGTTAACAATATAGTATTGAGCGGCATCATCTGTAGATATAGGCTTTCTTAGAGCTACACTAACTGGATTATTAAGTAAATGACTGTTATATAGAGTTATAGGCTGTCCTATATAGTTCTGTCTAGTATCTTCAAATATTAACCCTAAGACGTTAGAACCTCCTCTTTGTACGAATATATTAAACCCTTCGTTTTCATATACTCTAGTACCTTCCTTTGATCCATAAGTAGTAGCTCTAACGAAGTTTACATTAGTAGGAGTTATAGTTTCGACTACTTTATTAGTCCACTCTCCTCCAGTTGTCATAGGTATTAAGGTTCTATCTGATTTTAAATTAACTATTTTGTTTAATTGATCAGACGATAATGTTCTTACTATAGCTTCATCGTCAAATAAAGATCCTTCGCTAAAGTTAAAGAAGTCTTGAACTACTGAACCACATAAAGTATTAGGCCTTGATTTAAAGCCAGCCATATATAAACGCCCTTCGTGGAAAGTACCGCAACTAGACCAACCTCTGGTTGCACTCCACATAGGCTCATATCCTCGATCTATAAACCAGTCTCCATCGGCTATTTCGTCAGTAGAATAAAAAGGGATTTCTATTTTTGCTCTTACCTCTGTAACAGAGATAAACTCTAATATCCTACATTTACCGCCTGCAGTATAAGATTCTACATACTGGTTAACATCTCCTGCTACGAAAGCACTAGCTCCTGCTGTTAATGTTATTACTCCTGTAGTCCCTGAGGGAGTTAACGTAGTAGCAGGCTCTACCTGGTTAGGTATATAATTATAATAAGGTATATTTAAGAACTCGGCATTATCTATTGTCCATGTAGTATCATTCATCCTTGTAACTATTTTAGTTTCTAGATCTTCATGGAATAATAGAGCTGTATCTGCGCTCTGCGTCCAGTTTAAATGAGGTATAATATCGTTAGTTATATCTGCGTCTGTTATTTCTGCTTGAAATACTCTGTTTTTATATACTCTAATCTTACCAGTTATTACCAGTAACATATAGGTTATTTCTGTGTTAAATTGAAATTCTATTAGTTTTGAATTGCCAACATCTTCTAAATCTTCTATAAATAAATCTCCAGGCCTTTTAGTAAATCCTCCTTGAGATAATCCTACAACATTAGTACCAGTAGCTACAGAGGAAAAGTAAGCCTCTATATCAGCTCTAGAGATCATTTTAGGATCTAATTCGCCTACTGTAAATCTTTGTTGTATAGTTTTAGCCATTTAGGACCTCACATTGATTACTGAAAATTCTTGTATAAATTCGTTGCCTTCTTGCATTGCGTCTGTTGTTTTAGCTTTTTGTCTCTTATCAGGAGTTACAGAGTTTAGCAATGCCTGTTTATTCTCGCTCTCTGTTACTGACATATTGATTTTAGCAGCGTAAGCATAAGAGAAATATTCGTTGAAATATGCTGGGAATTTCTCCTCAGCTACATTCGCAGAGTATTCTACGTAGATTTCATCCTCATCGCAATATAAACCATCTTCTTTAATTGAATATTTATCTAGAGTATAATCTCCGTCAGAATCTGCATAAACGTTTTTAATCCTCAGAAAATCTGAAGGTAACGCAAAAACATTCTTATATTTTAATACTGGAGTTTTAACAATCTTATTAAGCTGTGCTTGTTTCTGTGTAAAAGTCCACTCGTAATTTGCTAATTCATCTAGTTTGAAACTGGGATATGTATTATTTATAATATCAGCTACATCGGATCCATCGTTTAAATCTGATATAGGTTTTTCGCCTAGAAGAAGTAATGAATTAGAAATTATATCTATTTTATTACCCATAATTTCTCCTTAAATAGCAGGGGGTCGAAACCCCCCAACCATTCATTAAACTTATAACCTAAGCTATTAAGTCGTCTATAGTTACAACTCCTGCAGCGATAGCTGTTACAGCGTACTCTGCGATAGTTGTTGGAACATCAGCTACTGTTTTAACTACTTTAATAAGATCTCCAACATTTAAAGTTAAATGAGAAGCATTAAAATAGTTTGCTACAGTTACATCGTCTAAGGTAATGTAAGTATACTGAGTTACTGTACCTGGTCCTGCAGAAGGATTCTGTGGAACCAATTTTGTGTCATCTAAAGCCATAATTTTATCCTCCTAATTATGCTGTTACTAAAGTATCAACTTTGATTAAACCAGTAATTGCTGCAGGGTCACCGATAGTTGTAGCGGCCGCTGAGAAATTAGTACCTGCTAACCATGAAGCCTTGTGAGCTACCCAATCAGCGCTTGTAGTCATATCGATACCTATACCTAGTCCGATACAACCTTTTAGTCCACCTTTATAAGCGAAACAAGTTCTAGTAGTAGAAGCTACTGGCAATCCGCCTTCGTCTCTATCTCCTAGTACAATCCAGTTAAAGCCGTACCATTTTTGTCCGTCTAGAGTACCTTCTGGAAGAGGTTTATTTGTAATAAAGTCTCCGTCTGTTACTTTAGCTTCCGCTAATAGTGCTGCTTCTTCATCGGCTGAGATAACGAAATATAGATCGCCTCTAGCTGATTGCTTAGTTAGGATTCTCTTAGCTGTTTGAACTTTAGCAAAAGTAAGACTTTCCGCATTAACAGCAATATCTGCTGCTGATGGAACTACAGCCGCGTCTAAAGCGTCTATAATTATTTGGTCTAGTCTTCTACCTGTTGCCATTGCTGAACTTAGCATTTGTTCTTGAAGCTCGTCAAAGTTAACCTTTGGTTTTGAAAAGATATCTGTATAATCTTTTGCGATCCAATCAGACATAGTAGCAGTTGTTTTGTTATAGTCATTACCCATAACTGGAACGTCAGAAGCTAGAGGGCCTCTTGGTTTTGCTACGCCTTTACCGAAGTGTCTGAACTCGATTTTGTCACCGACAACATTGTTTCTCAATCTTACGGTGCCTTTAAGTCTCATTTCATCTTGAAACTCTTGTTTTACAGTTTCATCATATAGAGTTTGATAAACTGCTGGAATTTTGTTACTCATTGTAATTCTCCTTTATTAAATTAAATTAAACACGAATTTTCGCTTTCATTGTGCCTAAGGAAATAAAGGGATGCCGAAGCATTGAGCCATATCCTATCGGGATGTATGCTATAGTCTTTGCTATTAGTCAATCGTCTTTCCGACTGTCAGAGGGATGTATAATATAAGTTTATTACGTAATCATTGAGCCTCTACAAATAATATATTCTATTAAAAAGTGAAAGTCAAGAAAAAAGTAAATAAAAAAGACTACCCATTTCTGAGTAGTCTCCGTTAAAGAATATAACCTCGATGTAAAAAGAGAGTGTTTGGTTACATCCTATTACACTTTCATTCCTGCTTTTCTCATTTTATCGCCTAGCTCAGTCATTTCTTTTAGATAAGCTGGCTCAGCCATTCTGCTATTTCCGTTTTCGTCTTTAGCTGTTAGCTTAGCTCTATATTCTTCTGCGCTTGGTAATCCTGCAACAGTAGATACGTTAGGCATTGGAGTTTCTCCTAGCTGAGTAATTAAAGAACTCATAACCCTAACACTCTCAGCGGTTACTAACATATCGTTAAATTCTTGAGCCATCTCAGGAGAGAATAGGCCTTTTTCTACTTGAGCTTTACTAAATAGATCTAGTCCGTTTAACATTTTAGGACCGTCTTCTCCTAAAGCTTCAATCTCTTTAGTTTTTCTAGCTGCTTCATCTGTTGCTATTTTTTCTAAAGCTGCTTCACTATCTGCTGCTTCAGGTATTTCTATTTTAGATAATACTTCATCTGTAATAGCTTGGAATACGTCATTTCCTAAGCCCATTTTTAAGGCTGTATCTTTAAATGCAGATAAAAGAGGATCTTTTGCGTCTAGCTTTTCGGCTGTTTCTTCTGATAACTTATAGCCTTCTACATTCTCAGGAGCTGCTTCTAAGCCTTTACCTAGCTTTTGTCTTAATCCTGTAGCTTCTTTCGTCTTAGAAAGTAGGTTTTTATTAAGTTCTGTAACCTTATCTACGTTTAAAGTTTTATCTTCATTATAGAAATCTTCAGGAAGGGTATGGTCTCCTTCTCCTTCTTTATGATTTCCTAATAAGCTTTCTGAGGATTCTTGAGATTCCCCAGTTTCTTTGTTTGCTTCTAGTGCTGCGGCTGCCGCTGCTTCTGGTGTTTCTGTTTCTTCTGTCATTGTTCGGTTCTCCTATTAAGTTTTGTATTCTACGAATTACTTGGTTTTGACCCTCTCTACAGCACGCGTAAGAGTGCGGGTAGCTAGGATCGGCGACTGGTTGATCTAAGATTTTAAATAGATCCTCTAGTACTGCTTTTCCTGATTCAGTACTAAATGTTTTTGTATAAATAGAGCGTAATAGCTCTGCTTCTTTATCGGTTGTCTCATCTACTGGTTCTTCATAATTAAACTGGTTGTTCTGATGCATTCGCTTGTGCCTCCGCTTGTTGAGTTTTAATCTCTTCTTTATCGTAAGTAAATTCCTCAGGAACTCCAGCATTATCCATTACCCATTTTTGATAACCCATAACATCTAGAGGTAGAGTATCAGGACTAAGCTTTGCTGCTGCTGCAACTCCTTGATTAGCTATTTGTACTTCTTCTGATTTCTGTATTTTAGCTATAGGCGATAGAATATTAACCGCTACAAATAAAGAATCTACGTTTTCGGCCGTTAGTTCTACTTCTGTTTCTTCTCCAGTTTCAGGATCGAACATTTTAAGAGCTGGCATAGTCCATAAACCTTTACGAATTAGAATACCTAAGCCTCTTCTAACGAAAGGATACATAAACTCATTCATAATCCTACCGAAAGGAGCTGCTAAATCACTCTTATAGAAGCTCATGAGCTGTTGAACTGCGAAAGCAGTAGAATCTTGAGCTGTCTCTGTAGATATTCTATTATCTAACATACCTTGTTTAACTACGTTTTGAAGCCTACCAGATTCAACCTCTGATATTTGAGGGTTCCCTATATCTGGTAATCTATCTATAGAAGGTCCCATAGGCCCTCCGTTTCTAGATACCTTTAAGAAAGTTCCAGGTCTTATCTTAATTTGAGCAGGATTAACAATATCGTTATCCGCTACCGTCCACATTCCCATAGTTCTTATTTCATTAGCCTTTAAAGACATCTCTCTTATCTTATGTAAGCTTTTAATATCAGGTAATACGTCCATTACAGGACCTCTACCGAATAATTCGCCACTTAATACGTTCCATCTGAAAGTAATATAAGGATTATCGAAGAACCTTCTTTTAACTACTTCATCATCTCCGAAATATACTCGATAAACCCATGCTCTACCTTGTTTATCCTTCTTCTCTTTATAGATACCTATTTTAAATTCACTCTTTTCTACTGGGGCTTGCTTAATAACAGCAGCTAATCCAGTAGGAATCTTAATATCTGGCCATGTTTCTTTTATAAGATTGTTTTGTATCTTAGCTTTCTCGAAACTACCGCCGATAGATCCTCTAACTCCTGCTTCTAATCCTAGTTTAATAGGGGGAATAGCAGTAAATGAAAACGGATCTCCAGGCTCATCACTCTCTTCGAATAGTAAAGTAGCTGTTCCTGCTGATAGATCGTAATAACATTTAGTTTGTTCTGTATCGAAGTTAGATTTATTTAACATCGCAAAGAATATCTCTGTACCTTTATTTAAAGCTTCTTGTATAGCTTCCTTCTGCTCTTCGGCAATAAAAGGACCTGTTCCTAGCTCAAACCATTTAGTAAAAGCTGGAGTTACAGTATTAACTAAAGAATTAACAAAACCTCTAGTTGCCATAACAGGGGTAGCATCAAATATCTTTTGTGTTTTCCTTTGTCCGTTTTGAATACCGTCATATAAGTTACGGTTCGGCATAGTACATTGATAGATTTCTTCATAGGTAGAGTGCCATTCTAAAGAATCTGTCTCTGCTTTTTTAAATCTTGCTAAAAAATCACTCATTAGACTAACCTAAAGTTTCTTTTAATGGAGCTGTTGTTTCTTCTCCTGTTTCACTACCGCTTAGTAAAGATCTTCGACCTCTTCTCAAAGACTTTCTTCTTCCAGCTAGTTCTCTATTTTGCTCTTCTTCTCTAGCCTTAGCTGATGCTTCTTGTCTATCTAAAGCAGCTTCTTGTTTCGATGTGTCAGGTTTTTTTGGATTAAATATTGACATTTTGTTGCCTCTCTATATATTTATATAGTTGAAATGGTGTTATAATCCACCATTTTTTTACATACAAAAGACTTTTAACTATACTTACGCAAGTAATTAAGCCCTTTGGCCTTATTTTTATCTGGTCCTCTTTAACAATATAGGACTGAAAAATTGTTTTGTCAAGTGTTAATATCTCTTTTTTAGTAAAATACTGTTCATATAGACCCATTCCCATAACATTAGGCTGTATCAATAAGTAGCCTCCAGCTATCTCTATATATACATCTACGTGAATAAACTTCTTATTTAACATAAAATTCCACCACGTTAATTTACAATGCTCTTTATCCTGCTCATGATAAGCTATTAAAAATTCTCTACAATACATCCCAGTCATCATCCATTCCGCCTACTATTTGGCCTACGTTGTTAGAAGATCCTATATTATGAGAATTAGACTTAGGTATTTCCCATAAAGCGTAGCAGAAAGCATCCGCATAATGAGAAGTCCAGTCATGCTCTGGCCCCATAAACCTTCTTAGTTTATCATTCCATTTCTCTCTAAATTGAGATAAAGCCTTTAAAGCCTCATCGCATTTAGTCTCGTCAAACCAACATCTATGGAAGTTACGCCTAGCGTTAGCTATTCTATCCGCTTCACTTTGTTTTTCTATAATCTTAAACGTAATACCTGCTTCTCTAGCTATATCTAATACGGTTTTTCCTGTTCCCATCGCAGGACTTTGAACGTCATGAGGAGCGTAATGATCTCCGTAATTATATCCTTTATCCTTTAGAACTTTAGCATATTCCTCGAAGCTTTCGCCCATTCCAGGATAGCAATCGATAAACCTTACTTCCGTACCATATACCTGAACGAACCAGATAATATTCGAAGCTACACTCTTACTAGCTCCTAAATCCCAGTAAGTATGAACTGGTAGGTAAGGATCATAAGCAACTTTAGTAAATCTATTATCTTTATATACCTCAGAAATCCATTTACCGAATACAGAACCTCTAACAGAAGCTTCAAAACTACACTCGAACTCTTGATTATATTCGTCTTCCGTCATATCTAGTTTAGCGCTATCTAATTCTTCTTGATCTACATAACCTGTTTCACTAGCTTTAAACTCGTAGAACTTCCAATTTGCTTTTTCTTCTTTCTTAGCGTCCTCTGCTTTATCGTAGAACTCGTTTTTACCTGCAGGAGTTCCCATAAACCAAGCCCATCCTTTTCTATCGGCAAGAGCAGGTCTTAATACTTCGTTAAATACTCCAGGAGGATATAGTCCGAACTCATCTAATATAACTCCGTCTAAGTATAATCCTCTTAAACTATCGTAGTTATTAGCACCTGCTAGGAATATCTTAGATCCGTTATGAAACTCTACGCTTAATTCGGATTCATTCTTAATAATTCCAGGTAAATTACCTGTATATTCTTTAATATATTCCCATGCGATCCTCTTAGCTTGAACATAAGTAGGAGCTAAATAAGCGAATTGTCCTCTTTTATGCTTAACAAATCTTAAAGCTTGATCGATTAACTCATTAACGGCCATAACCGTTTTACCAAATCTACGATGGCAAACAATAACCTTAAACCTTGTATTATCTAAATGGATTAACTCCTGTAGAGGTCTAGGAGTGTATCCTGTAAATACTGTGTTCTTATAATGGGTTTTAGGACTATTCATATTATTTCATGTTTCTTCTTCTTTGTTTAATAAATTTATCATCAGAAATTAACTCATCAAGCTTGTTTCTTCTAATCTTAGACCACAAATCAAGTCCCTCTTTAAAGTCTATAGGAGTTAAGTTTTTGCAATCGCTATGTGTAAAGACGTGTTCTGTTAAACCACATCTCATATAATGGAAGTTGCTATCACTTTTTATATATCCGACATATACGTTACCAGATCTATCCTTATAAAAACCTTGTCTTATCTTAACGGCTTTATAGAACTTCCACCATATCTTATTATAATGCTCCATTCTATTCTCACATCTACCTTTATAGAATTTACAAGAATCAAAAACTATATTAAACAACCTAACTCTAACTACATAATGAGGCTTACTTTTACCTATACCTTCCCATTTTTCTACTTCTATATTTAATTTATTCATTGTTTTCTCCTTTTTGTTATTTTATTCCATGCTACTCGATTATCTCCAATCGATGCTATCGCTATTCCCTTTGCCATAATTACAATCATCACAAAGTATTTGCAAGTTATTCTTATCTAGCCTTTTATCCCAGTTAGAACTAACAGGTGCAATATGATCTACTTGCAAAGCTATATTATGTTCTCTTCTACTTCTACCACATACACAACAAGTTCTATCGCTCTCCTTTAATATATTATATCTAATACTTCTCCAAGCATTACTTCCTATAAATCTTAGATAATTCGCTCTAGTATAGAAATCTCCATTGCCATCTTTAGGTTTTTTCTTGAATTGTCCCTTAGGAATAGCAACATTACGAGGTTCTTTGCCTTGACACAATAGACAAGTATTATATAAACCATCAGCATTAAACTTGTTTGTTCCAAAGAAATTATCTTCTCTTTCTTCTCCACAGTCTATACACTTTTTCATACTATCTCCTATTCTTAAGCCAGTAGAACGGATAAGTTATAGCTGATATAACCGTAATTACTGGAACGTAAACTATTAAACCTACAACTAAGATAATATCCTCAGCTAGACTAGTGGCCGTAGTAGGTATATATCTTAAGTATCTCTTAACTGTTTCTTTTCTTCCGCTGACTAGTTTCATGGTCTAACTCCTCTTTTTATATCTTTTTAAAGTCTTTAACCAACGTTTTGAAATGAGCTTAGATCTTTTTTCTCTTTCTTTAGTCGTAGAAGGAAATAGCTCTGGGTTACATAAAGTATCTATTTGCAACCTTAATTGAGTTTTAAATACTTCTAGTACGCACGGATATAGTGAGTGTACATAATCCTTACCATTAAAGTTAAATTCAGCTGTAAATCTTAGTTTACCGCCTGAGGCATAGTCTACATTCTTAAATATCTCACACTTACACCCTCTATATGTCATCCTGTATTTTTTTGAATCTGCTGTCATAATCTAATCCTTAACTACGTGAATACAGTTTATCTCGTGCATTGGTACTAGCATATCGCACGGTTGATCGTACTTATACTCATTATTATTTTCCCATTCTCCTACTTTAACTAATACAAAAGTATCATTACCACCTATAGGGTAATCTCTTACTATCTCCGCATGAAGCTTCCAGTTGTAAGCTCTAACGATATATTTATACTTTCTTGGGCTTGGTTTCTTTATCATTGGTGCTTTTGGTATCTTTGGAAGATCCTTTGTTACACTCTCTATTTTCTTCTTTGGTTTTGGGTTTGACATCTTGGTTCTCCTTTGCTTTTCCTATTTCAGTTAATAGTTTTAATACCTCGTTATCCGATTTACCAGCTACAGAGGAAGGATGAGGTAGGTCCTTACTAGTTAGCTTATACTTCTTTACTACGTTTTGCAATCTTTTTTTAATATCTGCCATTTACTTATTCCTCGATTTAAGTTTCTTTAACAATTTCTTATCAGCTGTTAATTTCTTTCGTCTAGAAACTATAGCTTCTTCGAAACATTCAACAGCCTTATTTTCAACTTCTTCTCTAGTTAAGTATTTTTTAGATAATACATAATCAATTTCAAAAGTAGCATTAAGGAAAATGCCATCTATTAAACATCTAACAGAATACCATACTCCTACTGCTTTCTTATTTACTTTATGATATTTAGAATCTTTCCTTTTAAGCATTACTATCTCCCTCTCTATTTATACCAGTTCCTATAATGGTAATAGGTTCGTCTCCGCTTGTTAAATCAGTATTAACTTTATCTAACCAGCCGAAGTTTTTAAGAGCAAATATAGTTCCTGTTCTTCCGCTTTTCTTTAGATCTATCTCGTAAGAATTTTCAACCATAAGCTTGGCTTTTTTAATCGTGTCTAAAAACTCGTCCTTCTCTTCGTAGTTAATAAGGGTTTGTCTTGTAGTATCTAAAGCTAAGGCTAGGCCAGTAATAGTCCACTCTTTAATATCTTTCTCATTAAAGTAAGCGTCTATCTTTTCCGTTAGTTCTTCTACGGATTTAAACTTTAAAGGTCTTCCGCCTTTGTTCTTTCCTTCTTCTTTATCTTTACTCATAAATCTTCTCCTCCCAAATTATTTGTTGAAGTAGCTTAAATCTTTTTTCTTCATAACCTAATAATTTATTAGATAGGATATTATAAAAGCTTAAATCAATACTTTCTTCTTTAGTAACTAATTTCCCTGCTGATATATCTAACCTTGAAGATTCTTCTTGTAGTTTTTTCCTTAAGGTCTTTATATCAAAATCAAGTATATCTAGTTTGTCTCTTGATAGTTTTAATATGTATTCTTTATCTTCCGACATTATCTACCTTCTTCCTTATCAAATTCTTTACTTAATCCGCCTACAGGGATTATTTTAAAGTTATTTTTCTTCTTCTCCGACATTGAATCTATTAAATTCTTATAATGTACGTTAAGTTCTAGCCTACCGCCGTATTTATCCTCGTAATTGCAAAGTTCTACTTGTTCCTTAAACTTCTGTATAGCCTTTTTCCTTTTGCAATGATCTCCGACCGTAACTTGTAGGAACTTACTACATACTCTTACGTGATACTTAGTACCTTTTAATAGTTCGTGTAGCTCTCTAACCTTTTTAACTATTTCCTCCATCGGCATCCTCCTTAATCATTTCGTTGATTTCAGGCTCGTAAGATATATTTAACGATCCGTTTTCTAGTTTAGTTACTTGCTTAAACCTTATAGACGGAGATATTCTAAAATAGGTTTCTCCGTTTTCCTTAATTTCGTATCTAGCGCCGTTTTTCTCTAAGATTTTCTTAAACTCTTCCACTATAGAAGGGTTCATTAACAAGCATTCGAACTCTAATTTATCTTTTAAAGTAGGTATTTCCTTATTTAACTTTATAAAAGGTTCTTGAATATCTTTGTTTTTAAACGGATAGAAGTTATTATCTATCCTATTTACTTCTCGAGAAATCTTCTCTTCCATCGCAGCGCCTATATCGGATCCAGTAATTCCTGCGTCTAGCTTTATCTGTTCTATAACTACTTCAATATCAGCTAACTCTTTAGTTAATTTTTTATTATCAACAGGTTTTCCTAAGGCTCTAGCGGTTAATATTTTCATTATTTCGACCGAAGCTTCTCCTGCTTCTTCTACTATTTTAACGGCTTTATTCTCTAATCCGCCGTGAAAGTCAAGTATTTTCTTAATTCTACTCATCTTCCTCCTCCTTAGTTTGGCATATTTCGGAGGCGTAGCTTTCAATAGTTCTGTTTAGAAGGCCCTTGTAGAAGTTTATGGTAGCTTCCTGGACTTTATTCTTCTCTATTAGCTGCGTATTTTGATTTTCTAGGTAGTTAACGCCTGATTGTAAACTCTTATTAGCCTTAGCTAACGGTATTGAGGTATGAGTTAAGCCGTGCATTCTCTCCTGAGATACATTCTTATCGGAAGCCTTTAATGTTTCATGAACATCTTGACAATTCTTTAACTCTTCTTCTAGATCTTCTAGGCTTCTAGCATCTGTTGTTTTTTTATTATTGGACATATTGGTTCTCCTTTATTTGATTATAAAATTATTTTAAAAAATTTGCAAGAAAATACTAATATTTCTTGAAACCTAGCTCTACCCTTAAGTTCTGTATCGCTTTTTTTACCTTTTTACATTCTCTTAGGCTCTTAATATTGGCAGTATGATACTTATAACCCAGCTTTTTACTTAGCATATTATATAGCTTTTGCCTTCTCATTCGTTTTGTTTTCCATAAAGGATCTAACATATTATGTATTAACATCCTTTGTTTCTTAATTGCGGAAGTCGCTATAACCCCTAAAGGTATTCCGCTTTTCTTATGAGTTCCTACATAATTCTTACATTTAGGGCATTGATATATAACTAAATCCCACAAATCTGGCCTATGTGGGTAGATCGTCTGACCTGTTACCATATTAGTAAATACTTGTTCTTTGCATTCACAGCAGTATATTTTCATTCTTGTCCTTCTTTCTTTAAAATATTGATTTCACCTAACATATTAGTTAACATTTCTATTATAACTCTTTTTCTTCCTTTTTTTCTCTTTTTATAGCTTCTTCAGTAGTTATTTCTCCCCTACTATGTTTACAATGATTACAATTACAAGTCATCTTATTCCTCTTTATGTTTGGTTAATTACTACTGTTTGCTAAAGACATTACAGAATTTTTAAAATGTATTTCTGCTGATTGACTTTGCATATCCTTAAATAGCTTTTCAGCATCATCTGGATTTATCTTTATAAAATTATCTTTAAACCTTATTATCCAAAATTGTTCATTATCAGCTTCATTAGTAACAAAATTCAAGCCTTCATATTTCTTTATTTTTCGTTTTAATACTTTATGTATATCCATACAATTATCTCCTATCTTCTTGCTCTGGTGGTGTTATAAATATTTAATTATAATATAAAATATTACTGATTCTGTTAGATGTAAACCAATGTATCCAGCAATCCTTGTTGGTGTTGTGCGAAGCTCTGATTCTAAAAGTAGAAAATTTATAAACATTATCCACGGATAAAAGGGTAAAAATAAACATTGGAATATCATTTTTCTATCTCCCCTATTAACATTTCGTGAACATCGTCTGAATCTTCATACTCATAACATATTTTAGTAACATTTTCTTTAAACTCCAATAACTTCCCATTCTTCTTTTGAAGTGATTCTATTTCTTGGGCTTGTTCTAAAATAATACTACCTATCTTACCACAAGATTCATATTCTTTAGCTTCTTCCACAGATAACAGTTTTGTTTTAGTCATTCTTGTCCTTCTTTCTTTTTAGATAATTCTTCCTTAGTTTGTAAATATATTGTACTTACACAAGGCAACACTTCTTTATTATCATAATCTTTTAAAAATGTATGTGTGTAATTCTTTGCAAAAGTTCTTCTAAACTCAATACTCTCTTTTTCTATTACCAATAAAGATAATAATGTAATTGATTTATCTACCATATACTCGCCCTTTCCAAATAAAGACACAACGGAACTGTAAGTATAGATGCTATTGCCAATGCTATCAGTAATGCTGTAATTAGCTTACTCTCGTTTTCTTTGTCTTTTATTCGCTGTTTTTCTTTTGCTGTTGTCATATTAGTTGTCCTTACCACTTCTAAGTCTATCAAAACTTTCAAGTGTTTTCTTGTGATTTATCATCTTATAATAATATTTAATAAATACTTTTTCAGGAACAAAACTTATCCACTCTGGCGATTTACCAAACAAACAACATAAATAAGAATAATCTTTATCCATTTGTGGTGCTAGTTTCTTAATAGTATGTCTTGATGGCATTCTTCGACCTTTTTCAATATCACATAGATACTGTGGACTTATACCTAAATAGTCCAAAGCAAAGTCTTTTTGTGTTAATCCTCTTTTTTCTCTACAATCCTTTAAAAGGAATCCTCCTATTTCACTCATAACTACGACCCTTTCTTTTGTTCGTTGTTTAACTAAATCTTAAAATTCTTCTTTTCTCAAAACTATACTTTAACATAACTTTAAGATTTTCTAGCATATTAAACCTTATATTAACATCAGGGTAATTATGATATGTAAAATCCATTTCCCAGTCTTTAATAACATTATATACTTTTCTACATTCTGAAGGTGTCATTTTACCATCACAATCGGAATGGTTTAAAAATATGTCTAAATCATCGTTGCATATTTCATTCCACCTTTCCCCTATTTTTATTCTTCTTTCTGTTATTGGAGTACCCCCAGTATAAAGCATACACTCTTTATATATGTCTCCAAACTCCTTATCATATTTGCTAGCCAAAGCTAATCTAAATTGCATAAATGTAATATATCCATTTTCATATTCAACATCACACCCTTCAACTCTTAAATTTAATCCCATCTCTAATTCTCCTTATCTTGTTTCACTACCAGCCCAAGATTTTACTTTATTCTCCTGGTGCTTGCGTTGTTCTAATTTAGGGTTTAACTCTGGGTGGTTCTCAAAAGCTTTTCTTCTAGCTCTAGTAACGCTAGGATGATTAAACCTGCGTAAAACTTTAAGCAAAAACTTCTCTTCAGCTAGGCTAAAGTTAAAATGTTTATCGGCCACTCGGATAAATAGTAAGTTATCGTCTGATCTTGTAGCTTCGTTTTCCTTTAAGATCGATAATACTTGTGTATATTTGTCTTTCATTTTCTAGTCCTCCTTAATATCGGTTACGTTACAGCCCATTGCTCGAGCATACTTAGTAGATATATCGTGCTTAGTTAATCCAACCTTCATGAACCTATCTACGCTATTTTTACTTCTTCCTAACTTTTTAGCTAGTTCAGGAGAAGTCCAGTTTTTATCCTGCATATATTTTTCTAATTTAGTCATTTTTTCTCTCCTTATTAGGGTTGAAGGTGTCTTGGTTTCGATCCAAGTTCTGGTGTCCGTTTCGAATTACATTAAGGATTAACCCACCTATCTTAGTAACCATACTATCGAACCCCTGTTTTTACCACTTAAACTAACACCCTCATAATTTACTTAGAACGGAATCTCATCGTCAAAATTATCTTCGTCTGGGTTTGAAGCTGGGTCACTAACTGGTTCACTTTGTGTACAACCCTGTGTACCACCTTCTCTTTTATCAAGAATTTGAAGATCTCCGCTATAAGGCCTTAATACGACCTCAGTAGAATATCTTTTTTCTCCTGAAGAAGTCTCATAGCTTCTAGTTTCTAATTTACCCTCGATATAAACCTTAGAGCCTTTTTTAAGATACTTTTCTGCTAAATCAACTAGACCTGAATTAAATAGAACAACTCTATGCCATTCTGTTTTTTCTTTTCTTTCGCCTGAAGCTTTATCTTTCCAAGATTCAGATGTAGCTATAGATAGGTTCGCTACTCTTCCTCCGTTTTGAAAAGATCTAATTTCTGGGTCATTACCTAGATTACCTACTAATATTACTTTATTTATTGAGCCTGCCATTATGATGTTACCTCCCCTGTTTCAGGATCAACTACTTCTTCTTTTTCTTCCTCTTCTCTTAAATTCTCATCTAAAATAGTATCTTTTATTACTTTAATACAATTTGTTGATATAAATATTCCTTGAGTTGGAATTGTAATATCTCCATTAGATTTACTGTGATTTAGCTCAATCTTATTATGATCTTTAGGTTTAGTATCTGCAGAAACAGCAGTAGAAGATATAATAGCTCCTCTGTTAACTTCTTGACCTATCTGAGCTAAAGATTCATCTATAAGCTCTTGTAGGCTTTCTTTAATTTCTTTAGTAACCATTTTAGTTCTTTTATCAGTTTCAAGATTTTCTATATATTCTTGTTTAACCTTCTGTATCATAGTAGGGAAACAGTCTAATAATGCTTCTCTTTGATCTTTAGTTAATTCTAAGCTAACAGTCATAAAGCTTTTATCTCTTAAGTCATTCATCATATTTTCCACAATATCATCTGTTAAATTTGAGATGTTATCGATAGCAATTAGCTTCTTAAAAACATCTTTAGTTACTTTTTTAGCTACCTCGTTTTTTACTTTTTCAGTAATATTCTCCACTGTAGCTTCGTTGTTTTGTACTTTTTCGTTACTCATTTTAGTTTTCTCCTTCTGTTGTTGTGTTGTTTTGTTTAATTGCTAAATATTTTTTGTATCCTTCTTCAATCAATCTGCTAGCAATACTTACAGCCTGATTTATCTTTTCTATAACCTCTTCATCTCTATAGATCCTTATAGTATGGAACTGTAGGCTAGGGTCAACGTCTGGGTTATAAACGGTATAGTCGCACCACTTTCTATTAGAATCTCCTAATCCTTTTTGACATTGATATAAATGATCTGGTTTAACGTAGTTAAATAAAACGGCCCTAAGATGGTTAGCGGCATTCATGCTCTTATTTTCCCATAGGCCATCTTCTCCTACTAAACCATCTGGACTAAACCCACTATATTCACTTACTTCAATAAAACCAACTTCTAGAACTTCAACGTCTTTTTTAAATTCATATAAAGCCCTACTCTCTGGCTCTAATCTAGTTCCTCTAGCCATTTCTTCGGTTTGTTTTGTTTCTTGAACCTTACCTAGAACTAGCTCGATGATCTTCTCTTGTATAACAGTATTAGCTCCATCAGTAATAATTAAAGATCCGTCTTTTTTAGATTTAGCGCCTAGTATAGCCTTAGCTTTAGTTCCAGTTATCTTCCCAGCTCTTTTGCCATGCCACTCCTCTGATCCTTGCTCTATATCTTCGTGTATAATCATTTTCTAATCTCTTTTCTTCTTTCTTTAGCTAGTTCTATTACTTCTTCTTTATAAGAACCTTGATATTCGTCAATATATTTAACTAATTCAGAATCTTCTGTTATCTTAGAAATATCAGTATTTGCATTAAAGTAATCTTTATTAGATTTTAGATCTGCTTCATAACCCTTTGTAACACTATAAGTTTTATCGTATAAATCAATACCGAATTGTGATCCTAGAGTTTTTAACGCTCTTTTACAAGCATCTGTTTCAGCTTCTTTCATAGCTAACTCGTAAGCTCCTGCTATATTATCTACTCCTGCTATACCATCTCCAAAACCTGTGCCTTGTCTTGTTAGGGTCTTACCTTCAAATCTAACAACAATCTCAACAATTGCTTTAAACGCAACCTGCACCATTTCTTTTTCTGTCTTCTTACCGTTCCATTCGCTTTTCTTAATATAATCTCTCTGCATTATATAATCATTAGATATTGTTTTACAATCCCAATCAAATTTAAAGACATCGTTAGCATTTTGTTGAGCCTGCCAACCCTCTATATATGATAATTCCTTATTTCCTGTTCCTTTTCTTGTTTTTACAATGTCAGGATTTATCTTTTGTTTAAGCTTCTTATATATATCTATTTCTTTGTTATTAGCCATTTCCAACCTCACAATACTCTAATTCTCCGTTAATACATCTTAGATCGTAAGCTAGTGTTACCTCAGAACTATACATTACAAATAAATGAATAAGTAATAAGAACACCATGCTTCCGATCCATAATACGAAATTTTTTGTTTTCATTTTTTTCTCCTTAAATTCTTCTTGCAGAACGACAGTCAAACTCTAAACTCTCTCTGTCCTCGTTCGCAGATCTACAATCGCTGCAAATATCGCCTTCCATGAAATCCTCTGGGGTTTCTTCCCCACACTCGTCACAATAGTTACATTCGTCACGACTATATAAGCAGTCTTGATAATCTACACTTTCTTCAAGTACATAAATACTGACTTTTCTATAATCATTATTTACATCGTCCGCTAATTCTTTTAGTATAATTTTTTTACACTTATCACAGAAGCAATCGGTCGTCTTAGTACCTAATCCTTCTTTTAATGTTAATTGCTCTCCGCAACTACTACAGTTTGTTTGTGTCATTTCGCTACTCCTTTGTTAAACTTCTTTAAGCCTTCTGTTTCTGGTGTTTAATGGGTTCGTGAACGTATGTCTCGCAACCTCTATAATCCCTCTTCGTTCGGCTTAAATAAACTCTAAAACATTTTAAAAATAAAGTCAAGCATTTTTTTTACTTTTTTTTACTTTTTTTTCTTATTCTAACTCTACTATAACTTTCGAGATAGAAAAAAGATTAACTTTTATTTAATTTTATGCTAATTTCTACATAATTCGAAGACGCTTTATGAGATTCCATAGATATTTTACCTACGCCTTTAATTGAATCTTTAGTAATAACATTAAGTTTTATTAGATTATCCTCTATCATTTTAAACATTATAGAGCAATTACTAGAATCTAAAGGATGAGATTTAAAATAAAAATCCATGTGAATATCTACCTTAGAAGTAAATTTATCCATATATCTTAAGTGTTTTTTACACCAAATAGTCATATCGTTTTTAAGTTGATTTCTTCTTCTATAATGCATCCCAGCATAAAAGGCGTTAGTTGATTCCTTAAAAGGTAGTTCCATTTTTGCCTGTATCATTTTCTCTCCTTTATCATATCTTCTAGTTCATGATTATATATTTTATAAACCTTATTATCGTTAAATATTCTATCAAATACTTCTATCGAGATTATTCCGTGATACAAAGCTTTTCCTTTTACTTCCTCAAAACTTATATTTCCTTTATGAACTTCTGTATGGCAGTCTCTGCAAATAGGCAATAGATTATAAGGATCAAACCTATATCTTGTGTTATCTCGGCCGTGCATCCAATGATGAAGCTCTATAGCAGGACGACCACATAAAAAGCAGAAGTTATACTGAGTTAAGATTTCTATTTTAACAATCTTATCTAATCTCTCTTTTAAAATAGTACTTTCTTTTTTCTTAGTCATTATATATATTTTACCCTTCCTGCTCTAATTTAGACGTTTCTGGTTAGTTTTTGCTATTATTTAACCGCGTTTCTCTCTGATACTTCTTTAGTTCGTATATTATCCTGATACGAGAACATATTTTGAACCTTAAATTTACATTTAATATAATATTCCTCTGCGAGAGCTAACCCATCGCAATGTGTTTTATATTCGTCACTAGCTAAAGCTTTTGTTTGTCTTTCAGCATGGCTACTTCCTTCTTCTGATAGTGTTAATTTAGCTAAAACAGACTTTTTACTATAGTCTAATAGCTTAAATTGATATGTAGCTTTAGAGTATTCCTCTATCGCTTCATCTAGTTTTGTATATAGCTCTACTGGATCAATCATTTTCTTTCTCCTTTTCCATGTTAATAACTCCCAAATAATGTCGGCGATTGTAATTGCTTCTCTATTCTTTCGCACGCTATTTTAAAATAATCCTCATCTAGCTCTACTCCTATACAACATCTATCTTGTTTTAAACAAGCTAAGGCCGTAGTTCCTGATCCTAAAAATCCATCAAATATAATGTCGTTTTTTTCTGAACTTTTATTTAATTGCCATTCTATTAAAGCAACAGGCTTTTCAGTAGGATGTTCTCCGTGCCTAACGCTTAAGAATTTTCCTCTTGCATAAGTAAATATTCTCATAGCTTTATCAAAAGATGTCCAGCACATTTCTCCGTCAGCAAGGCTAAAGTCTCTTTGTCCTTTATCCCAAACGTCCCATCCTTGACTAGAAGGTAGGTAATCAGTAAAGTAATTCCCCCCCATATCAGCTGATCTTTACTTATTCTAAACATCTCTTTAAAAACATTTTTGCTAGGTATTTTATCGTCCCAGTCTTTTTTAGGCTTAGCTTTCCATCCATTATTTTCTTTTACCTCTCTACTAAATCCTATTCCGTAAGGAGGATCAGTAAGAACTAGATCTACTCCATTATCTTCTATAAGCTCCATAACCTTAAGGCAGTCTCCATTTACAATAATTATATTATTTTTCTCATAAACTTTATATTTAAAGTTATTTTTTTCTAACCTATTTATAAATTCTTGCATTACTTTTCTCCTTTATCTTGTTTACTTAGCTCTTCAGCTACAACTTTTGATAGTTCATTTAAAGAGCAATCAGGTAGTTTCTTTCCGTTTACTTTTAGACCTGTTACTTTTATATCTTCCTTAATATAACTTATTTTATTTTCGGCCATTATCTCTCACTCTCCCCATATAACTCGAAAACCTTAGCTCCGCCAAACAATCTGTCGTATATTCTTAATCCTAAAGCTATTTTTATCTGCTCTTTATTAAGATTACTTATTGCTACGGTAGGCAGCATTTCGTTATATCTATAATTAAATACTTCGAATAACTCTATCTTCTCGCTATCTGATCCGTATTGAACGCCTAACTCATCTACAATAAGGATCGGAATATTTTTATAATCTTCTATATTTGACTTCCCTGTTTTCCATCCGCTTCTAATATCATCAACAATTTCTTTAATTGTAGTTATTTTTACAGTATTATTTATTTTTACAAGCTCTCCTTTAATCTCTACCTCAGTTTCTTTAGATCTATATAAGGCCCAAGCTAAATGAGTTTTACCTATACCAACGCCTCCGAGAATAATTGTATTATTTTTTAGCTCAGTCTGTAAATGAGCAACTATTTCTTTATCAACCTTAGTCCTAGTTCTAAAATTATCTAGACTAGCCTCTTTAAATCTTTTAGGAATTACCATGTCGCTTCATCCTTTCCGTTAAATTTTGAACCTTCGTTCTCAAATGTCTTTTTATAAACCCATTGATGCTCTAAAAAGCAACCATGATTGTGAGTTTG